GTAGGTTGTCCGAATGGATTATCAGGTAATGCCACCCAAGGCTGATTTACAAAAATCATAGTATTAGTATAAGGAAAACTTTCTTTTCTCGAAGAAGTAATTCTTTGAGCTAAACCCATACCCCATTTTTCTGAAATAACTCTTGCAGTATGTTGATTACCTCCTTTACCTTCAAAACTCATTTGACAAGGGATTGTACCTATTGAGTCCCATAAAAATACTATATCATAAGGAATTTCTCCACTTTTTTGGGCATCCAATACTTCAGTTACATAATGAAAAGCTTGTTCAATATAATCAAACCCTAACTTATATAAAAGAAAACCGTCCCAATATGCACTAACTTCTCCAGTTTTTTCATCTACCTCTTCAATATATTCAGCATCTAAACCCATTTGTTTAGCATGTTCAAAACTAAATTTTTGTTCAGTAATTATAAAAACAGGTAAAACATTTTTTTTCTGCGCATCTACCGCAGTTTTAATAAGTGCAGTTGTTTTACCAGTGTCCGAATGACCTAAAAGCATGTTTATCTGACCCATAGCAGGACCTGGTAATCCTGTAGACTTTTGGAAAGCTTCCCCTAGATCAAAGTATTTTTGTTCTTTATATTTATCACTAGAGGAAAACTTTTTTCTAATAGATGAAAAATCAGAAGCTTTTTTCTTTAATGGTGTTTTAGACATGTTTTATTATTAAAACGGTAATTCATCATCGTCATCTTCTAAACTAGTAGAATAAAAATCGTCATCTTCATCTTCGTCATCTGAATCATCAGTATATTTTAAATCTTTTGTTTTAAAAGTTTCTGATTTCATCATATTGATTTCTTCAGTTAAAGACGCAGTTTCTTTTTCTTCTTTGTCTTCTTCAGCTACAAATTTCTTTTGTTCAGAATCCCAAATTGGGGTTTTATTTGTGGCAACAATATCTAGATACTCTTGTGGTTTTTTAGAATAAACATCTCTATGTGTTTCTTCATTATTAAACCAATCATTTGCCTTTTCTTTGTCTTTTGTAAGAATAGATGTATCATCTGCCATAATAGAGTTAACTACACTATAACCTTTGTCGTTTTTACCTGTAGTTATGATAATATCTCTACCTTCTCTAGGGTCACTGATATCACCTTTTAATTTAAATAAAGGAATGATTTTATCCATAATACCGTCACCAGTATATTTATGTTTAAATCTCCAAAATTTAACACCATCTTCTTCATTGTCTCTGTCAATACCTTTAACAACGTAGAATTTTCTAGCAATAAATTCTTTTGCTAATTTTTTAGCCCTTTCAGAACCATCCTCATAAAGAGCGTCTTTTGCCTCACATAATGGGCAATGTTCACCATCGTTTAAATGGTTACAGTAAATTTTTTCCCATTTACCGTTAACTTGTTTTTCGTGATAATATACCTCAGTGAATGGACTACTTCCATCTTTGTTAGGTAAAATCCTAAACCTTTTAGTTTGGGATTTTACTCCTTTGGGTAATTTTTCACTAAAATACTTTTTAAGTCTGTCTTCATTAGACAACTTAGTAGTAGTTTTTTTATCTTCAGTATTTTTTTCATACTGTGATAAAATTGCATCTAAAGTTTTACTCATTTTTTATTTTTTAAAATTAATAATACACAATGATACTAACAAAATATTAAAAAGTCAATATGTATATAACAAAAAACCCCACTTTGTTAGTGAGGTTCTTTTTTTATATCATTTGTTTTAATCTTTTTTTTCTGAATAATTAAACGATGCCTTTATTTGATTCCTATCAAAATTATCGACATCACTTTGTCTTAAAACATATTCATTTTCTTCTTCACCTTCTACATCGTAACCATCTTTATCTTTCCAAAAATCAGTTAATTTTACACTATATGGAAAAGAGTCCATAGATCTAAGTTCTAATCTTTCAACAGGTGTAGGATTTCTCTTTTCTATTTCCTTTTCTAACGAATCTATCTTATCAATAACTTTATCCATACCACTAACTTGTTGTTCTAACTCTGATAATTTGGCAAGTAAATCCTCCATTTTATTACTTACATTATCTACAGATTTTTTTGTTTCTTCAGTATTATCTACAATATCTGTTACATCAACTTCAATAGTATCATCACCTTCATCCGCAAATTCATCTTCTATTTCAACTTCCTCAGCACCTGTTGTAGTTTCAGTGTCACCAGTAGTTGGTGCTTGTCCACCTTCGTCATCTGTAGTAGTTTCAGTGTCACCAGTAGTTGGTGCTTGTCCGCCTTCGTCATCTGCGACATCCATAAAAGGATCGTCACCTGCAGGATCTTGTTCAGTTAAAAAAGAATCATCTAATAATAAATCTCCATTTAAATCTTTTTCTTTTTCTTCTGGCACATAAAAAGTATATTCTAAAAGTTGTTTATACCTTTTTAAATCTTCAGAAATAAGTCTATTTTTATTCATATTTTTTATATTAAAAGTTGTCTACCATCGTTTGTTTTGTAAACTTTATTTACTCTCTCAACAATTTCTTTTCCATCATTTATCAAACATTCATCTCCAACACACTCTTCAGTTTGGTTTGGTTTGTTAGATAAAAAATTATCTAATTTAGATTCTAAATTTTCGCTATTTTTTTTATTTTTATTATCTTCCATAAATTTGTTTTTTATTAATAAATATCTACTATTTAAGAAAAATCTCTAACTATATCTATTATTTTTAACTCTTCATTTTTAATGATTATAATTTTATTCTGGTATTCATCCCAATTTATTTTATAATCTAAATGATTAATGTTACCGTTTTCTAAGTAATTAATTTTTTCAATTAATTTATTTAAGGCATTAATAGTATAAAAACATTCACCTTTTTTATGGACAATTACAGTTGGTGGGATTATTGATGTGATATCCACTCTACCTTCATTTTGTAATATAACTCTATATGTTATAAGTTTTTTATTTTTTTCTTCATAAGAATAAATAAAAACATTTTCTTCGTTTATTTTAAATCTTTTTTTTAAATATTTTTTAAAAGAATCTATTTTATCTGTATAAATAAAAGATGCTAACGTAATAATTTTATTAGTAGTTTCCATTTTTAATAATATAAGGGATTAATCTATTTTTATTTTTTATTTTATAAATAAAATCCCCATAATTATTAAATATCTCAGAATCTATCAAAACATTATTTTTTAAATTTTTTATTTTTTTAATAACTTTTTCCTTCTTATTTTCAAAATAACTAATAACATTTAAATCTATCCCAAATATTATATTATCCCCATAAACATAAACCATATTATTATCTGAAATGTATATATATGGATTAACTAGTGAAAATATTTTTTTAATTATTTTTTTATTTATCGATTTTTTACCATAAAGTAAATCTAAATATACATATGGTATGTTATTACCAAAAGTATTGTAACAAAATTCTTTGAAACCCTCTAAATCTACTTCAAAATCAACTTTCCTTTCCTTTGGTGAAAATGTCCAAAAAGTTTTTATATTTATTGTTTTATGAAGAATAGAAACTTTATTTTCATAAATTTTTTTTGTTAATTCCCAACCAATTATTATTGTAGGTAAATCATTGTCAATGATTTCATCTGAGTTAAACTTTTTAAATCCGTCTATACGAATTTCTGAATCTGATATTATATTTCCAAAATACATATTGCAAATATAATAATTTTTTTTTAAAATGTTAAGGTCAAGGATTAAAATAATTAATTAATGGGTTACCATTCTTATCTGTAAATATTGTTAACACTTTTTCAAAAGTAGAAAAGACTACCTCAATACCTTTACCATTATATTGGTGTGTAATGTCTATACATTTTTTATAAATAGTGGCAGAACCACTATTTAATGATGAATAATCGTAAGCACTTTTAGAATTTTCTTTTAGATATTTCCATATTTTTAAAGAAGTAAAAAACGCCTGTTCAGGTGTTTTAGAAAATTGTTTTGGGTCTATTTGTCCTAAATCTGAATAGATATCTGTGTATTGTTTTCTACCTACCATATAAAGGTATCCTCTAGGTCTAAATCTATAAGCATCACCCTCAAAAATATTATAATATTTAGTAGTAGCACTTAAATTAGCCTCTTGATCATTTAATTTTTTTAATTCTTTTTCTAATTTTTCTTTTTCGGTTTTTTCAGTTGCATTATTAACATCTAAATTAGGTAATTTATCATTTATTTCTTTTTTTCTGTTTTCAATCCGATCATTTATTAAAAATTCCTTCAAATCGTCATTACCTGGTAATAAATAAGAAATGTCATCTATAGTACCCGCAGTGAATATTGGTTGCACTTTTAAATATTTTTCATTAGATGTTGTAATGCCATAGTATTTAATTTTACCATTATTTATATCATTTTCAGGAAATCTTCTTATATAAGTTTCTTTATTTTCCGCATCCCATTTCATTTCAGTGCTTAATAAATTTTCGGAATTAGAAAAAATTGCTGATAATGCCATAGTCACTTGAGAATTTGTTACTATTTTTTCTGACTCTAAATTAATTCTGAAATAATCTATTAAGTTCCTTAAATTTTCATCAGTAAAACTTGTCACACCAATATTTTTAAATTTATCAATACCTGATTGACCATTAAAATTAATGTCGAAATCAAATTTATCGTTAGGGTTTAAAACACCAATACTAAATAATTCATTTTTATTATTTAAATTGGTAAACTCTATTTTTGGTGTTTCACTACTTTCATTTAAATCAATATCTAAATCCGCAGTTATTTCTTTTGTTGGGGAAGTTTTAAATCTGGATTGTCTAACACCATCAAAGCTAGTTGACATTTCATTTGGAGAAATGCTATGTGACACACTTGTTATTAAATACGCACCATTAAAAAATGGTACATTTTGTAAGTCAAAATACATTAAAGGTTGTATATTCATACAACCCATAGCATCAACCTTACAAGTATAAGATCTAGCTTTAAATAATCTTAATAAATCTGTACCCACATATGTTTTTTGAGTACCCCCTCTCTTATCAATAATATCAGATAATGCTGAAAAATATTCGCCAGTTTCTCTATGTTCTTGCTGACTCAAAGATAAATTTTTAAATACTGTTTGATTCTGGGCACCAAAAGATACTCTAAATGCCACTAATGATGTCTCATCTATACCAATGTTACCATTATTATCAATAAGGGCTTTATTGGTATCGGTTAAATCTGCTGGTATTTCACCAGTAGTTAAACTAAAACCATCGTCTTTAAAATAATAATTACTTCTTTCTCCTATATCTA